ATTTGCTGGTGGAGTAACTGTAGCGGCCTGATAGTTATTTGCTGCCTGTGTAGCTGGGGCAGTTTGATTGTACATACTAGCACTTAGGCCAGATGGTACCGGCGCAGAAACAGCAGCCATCTTAACGTTGGCATCTGTTAAGATTTCGTTAGTTTGTTCAGTTAAGGTTACCGGAACAATTTCTTGGTTCGGGTCGAGGGCTGTTTGTTCAGCCTGTTCGGTTTGTGCTTTTATGAGTTCTTCGGATAGAGCGTCACCGGTTTTACCTGTCAATACTGCCATCTAGTTATCCCCTACCTTTTGTCCAAAGCTTTATCTAGCTTATCTTCTACGCGGTGCAAAGCTTCCATGACACGACGCATATCGTCACGGACATCCATACGAGTAGCGTAGTCTTCGCGAGTCTTGTTTAAAAGAATCTCAATGCGCTTCTGTTCTCTGTTGATGCCGTTTGCCCACCAAGCACCACCTGCAAGGATCAAACCGACGAGCATGTCTATGAGGTTGTGCATTTCCATCTGTTATTTCACTTCTATTAGGTCGACGAGATGTGGGTTCTTAATCCCCTGCAAAAGTTCATGGCTCTGTTCGTTCTGTTTGACCATCTCGTTGCGGAAAGATTCTACGGCTGCTCCGGTGTGACGAGATTGTATAGCATTCTCAATCAAGAGTTTTGGCATCCAAGCCATAGAACAACCCCAGTCATCTAGGTCTTCACCAGTGTTTGGATCACTACCTCTGATGTGCATAAACCAAGCGCAATCAAACTTTTTGCACGGCTCAAACCCATTCAGGGGGCAGTTCTCTTTTACCTCTAACTTAGCCACTAAGGCGTAACCTCTTCCTCAGAAGCAGCAGCAGCAGCTTCATCAGCGATATGCTGATCTTCAGCAGCTTGCCAAGCAGACGATACAACAGACCACCAAGCAATGTTGCTAATTGGAGTTTCTTCATTTGAATCGTTCTGCTCTGTTAGAAGGTCGCCATACTCAATCTCAGCATTAACGCCGTCATAAACCTGAACAGCAATTACGTTGTCTGGGATACCAGATAAATCCAAGCCATGATAAAAAACGCCGTCTTTACCAACAGCATTATCTCCCATAACAACTACCCATCTAGACATAATTTATCTCCTTAATTGGCTATCAAATACCAGCCTGTTGCAATATATTTTGTTTTAGTATAGGGCGGGTTGCCTCTATGGATGTGCGACCAAGCCGCTGGAAACAAACACAACAGACCCTTCTGAGGACGCACCTTTATACCATATTCTAAGAACTCTGTTTCAGCCTCATTCTCTGGCATATCGTTCAGATACAACGTCCAAGTCAAAACCCTATTTCCCATTGAGCCAACGCCTTGCTCACAATGCCAAGCGTGAAACCCGCCTTTAGGCTCTGTTTTCTGCACTTTTACATCGACCGAATGAACAGGTGTAGTGTCTTTGACATGTGAAAACCCAGCATGCTTTGAACAATACTGAGGAACCCAGATCTTTAATAGGTCGTGAACTTTTACAACATAATTACTAGAGGCTTCTAAGTGAGACAAATTAAAACTTTCATCTCGCCTAGAACCAGCCCCGCCATTTGTATTTTCACCCGCCATATATACATGACCGTAAGTTGAATCTTCTTTTAGACTTATTAATTCGTCTAGATGACTTATTAATTCATCACAGAGATCAAACGCTTCAGTTTGATAACTTTCTATAAATGTTGGCGTTTCCATTTTAGTCCTTAGAAGCTATGATTAAATCAACGTACTGAACATTGATAGTTGCAGTTGCTGAAGACAATGAGCCAGCAAGATTACCAACGCCCGGCGTACCAGTCATGTTTCCTGACAAGTTATGTCCGTGGTTGTGTGAGCCACCGCTACCAGCGTTTCCTGAGTTAAAGTTACTGTTTATGTTATTGTTGCTTCTTGCTACCCCTCCAGCCGTCACGACGTTTCCGGTACCTGTCCGTACAGAGTGGGCGTGGCTTGGCATCTGTGACGTTGAAAGCGTTGTATTCGCAATATTACCAGAAACGGTAACAGCCAAGTTACCAGCAGCAAGATCACCTGAAAGACTCACTGTACCAGAAACCGACGGCGTACCGAACGCTGTAGTAAATGCGCTAGAACCACCAGAACCTGCCGTGCCACTGACTACGCGAAGGGCTTTATCGTTGTGTGTGGTTTGCTTTGTCCAGCCAGTAGGCGCAGCAGTTTGTTGGAACAACATCAAGGTTCCAGCATCGAACCCACTTGCGGCTAGGGTTGTAGCAATAGACACATTGCCTGTTCCGTCGATGTTTGTTGCGGAACTGGTAACGTCACCTGTCAAGGTAATTGTACGGGTTGTTTCCCACTGGGTTGCTGTTGCGGCGTTGCCTGTACAACTACCGGAACTACCACTTGCATTTCCTGTAAGGTTTGCAGTAATAGTCCCAGCACTAAAGTTTCCGCTACCATCACGAGCAACGATGGTACTTACCGTGTTAGCGTTTGTTGCGTTAGAGGTAACAGTGAATGTAGCACCTTCTGCACTTGCAGAGCCAGATAAACCAACGCCCGATACTGCACCTGCAGCAACGTAGTTGCCGGTTGTATCTGTACCTAAAGCAACAGAATCTGCCGCAACAGCATTGGCTGTAGTAGCAGTTGTAGCAGTGTCAGCGTTACCTGTCACGTTGCCTGTGAGATTAGCTGTGATTGTCCCTGCACTAAAGTTACCGCTTGCATCCCGCGCCACGATGGTACTTGCAGTGTTTGCATCTGTCGCGTTAGACGTTACAGTAAAGGTTGCTCCCTCTGCACTTGCTGAACCAGACAGACCAGTACCCGATACTGCACCAGCAGCAACATAGTTGCCTGTAGTTTTTGTTCCCAGAGCAACTGAGTCATTGGCGATAGCTGCAGACGTAATCGCACCAGCGGCAAGACCAGCAGATGTAATCAGCGGTCCTTCACCTACAGTGCCATCATGCGAGTGGCCTGTCGAAGCATTAAAGGCAGACTGAAGGGCATCAAATTCGCCGTCCAAATCCGCCGCATCAATTACGTTACCATCTGCAATATTATTCGCGGTATCGTTTCTTACGTATCCTGTACCCATCGGTTATCTCCTTCCATACAATGCGTACTGGACAGTCGCAGCATCTATGGTAAATGTCGAGTCGGTTGTTTGTCCTAGTGTTTCATATAAGAGTGAAACGGTAAATCCAGATCCCGTAACAGGAACCTGATAGATTGCACGTTGTTTTGTCCCGAACGTTGCGGTTCCAAATACACCTGATCCAAATGTCACTGCCGCACCGGTTGAATTATTTAGTGAAATTGGTAAAGGCTGCACAGAACCCGCTTGGTCAAAATCGTACTTAATAGAAAGCTGAATATCAAATATTCCATCTGCATCTACGTAAGTTGTAGCTTTGTAAAGAGTCTTGCGTAAGTTCGGATCTTGCAAAGGAACGAACGGGGTAGCAAACGTGGCTGTTATGTTTGTCCCGTCAAATGTGTTTCCTTGCTCCATGCGATAAACGTAATCGTCATCTCCGCCGAAGAATATGTACTCTACTGTTCCATCGTACTCGCTATATGATGAGTAGACTTTAAAACCTCGCAGGTCGTTCCATGCGATAGACTCCTGCAATTGTGTCCCTGCGATTCCTTTAGAAGCGGAAGACTGATAAGAACTGTTGTAGCCGAATATGCGATACTGGCTTTTTTCTCGTATGACGCAGCTAGAAAAAGAAGAACTGCTTCGAACCATATCTAGGACTTCAGTTTGGATCGGCTTTGATATTACAGATAATCCAAAGTCGCCAGTTCTATCCGTTGCGGAAAACAAACGAAGGCCATCTGGCCCCAAGAACATTATATCACCGCCGATCTCTTGAATTGTGTCTGGTTCTACACACCCTAAATCACGAGAAACAGGCTGAAGAACAAAGTCTCCTACACTAGATCCTACAAGACGATTGATTCGACTTTGGCTAAAGATAATAAGCTGATCACGAAATACTATTAAACCAGTAACTTCATCACCTACGTTTATTATACCACCACCAGAAGCACTTGTAAAGTCTTCATCTTCGTACGGTGCAGAAAAAAGCACATTGTTGCCGTTTGCAATGAAGATGTGGTTCTTGAAATTGACTACGAAATCGGAACCAGTAAAGTCAGAACTGAGGGAGGTAAGTTCCTTAAAAGTAGTCCCATCGAACGTAAACGGTTTATTTGTCCCGTCTACAAGCATGATCTTTTCGGTGCCGCTAAAGTTGTATTTTAGAAATCTTACCTTGCCTGAACCGGCATTTAAGTTTATGCCTGTGCTGCTAAAGGCAGCGTTATCAGTAACCTCTGTCCAGCCGCTGCCAGTTGACCTAAACAAACCGTCGTTCTGTGCAGCGTATACATTTCCACCGTAGTACATCAAACCTCTGATTGGGCCTGTGTTTCCGATGTTGTTGGTGTCGTACTTGCTATAACCTTCAATTCGACGATACCCACCCGACTGTGCTGGTTCGAAGTTACGTAAGATACGAGCAGAACCCGGAGCACCTAAACCGTGCTGCAAAGGAGACAGGTTTGTAATTAAGCCGCCCTTGAGTTCAAAGGCGTTGGTAGTCCAACGATCTGGCATCTAAACCGCCCTTGCGTAGATGTTTTCATTCACGTTTTGCGTACGCATACGTTTCATCCCATCTTCAAACTTTTGAAATGACGTACGTGCAGATTCAATATTGTCACGGAACATGTAGGCGTAGTACATACCGCCGTCTACAATAACGTGGCGATATCTGTATGGAATTGTTGGTACATCTGTATCGTTTACCAAGTCTGCAGGATACATGTAATATTCATACTTGATAGAGTACGCAGCATTAGGGATGGGTGCAAAGATTATATCGTTGTCTTGCGACCGTACAACATACTCAGGCGCAGATCCCTGACTTGCTGTTTTGTACTCGTCATCAATAAACCGACTCACGTACTCGTCGTAAGAAAGCTGAGTTAACCGACGCGCACTTTCTACAAGCGGTGTAGTGCTTCGCTGTAAACGCACGGTATCGAAATCGATATACTTAGCGTTCGCCGGTAGCGGATAACGTAGCTGTCCTGCAGTCATAGTTATGGTATCGAAGTTATGATTGAAAGGCCATTGAAAATGCGATTGGTTAATGTCGCGTACAGCAGCGTTTACAGAATCTTTTATCTGTGAATAAACTCCTGTAGCCGTAGGGAATTGTGCAGATGTTAATTCTGTTTCGTTTAACCGACGACATATATCATTTGTTAATCCCAAGAAATCGTATGCCATCTAGTTTTTCTCCACTACACGAAGTCTAACTTCTTGTTCAATTACGGTTGCATCGCTTGCTGTCATGCGGCAGATGATGTTGTAGACGGAAAAGTCCGTCCCAAGACCTAAATACAAGGTAGCCACTGTGTTTGTGTTTGTGCTGCTAACGTACTGCAGTCCATCAACAATTTGACCTTGTGTCCACGTAGTAAAGGCACCGTTTGTAAAAATCTTCCACACGACACTGCTAATTGTATTGTTACCCAACTGTGCTTGCCAATCAACGGAGTAGTCGATCTGATCATCAGGATCTTTATCTTGCCATTTTAAAGCCATTCTATGCTGCCCTTCTTGATGACTGTATCTCTACAAGGCGTATTGTTCGTGCTCTGCTGAAATTGTCTGGATCGAAAACAGTAGTAACACCCGTTGTAGTTAACGTTCCTATAGCACCTGTAGCTGATACGCCGGTAATTTTTTCAACTACAAGAACCCTTACACTGCCTACTGCGCCTGTTGCGCTTACACTGCCTAAAACTTCATCGGGGTTTTCACTAACTGTATTTACCAAGCCTGTTGCAGATACGCCAGTCAAGGTAAAGTTAGATGTTGCAGTGACGGTCAAGGTTCCAATAGAACCAGTTGCGCTTACGCTTGCCAGACTTTCAGACGGATTTTCACTGAGAGTGTTTACAAGGCCTGTAGCAGATACCCCGGATATTGGTTGAACAATATTGACTGTAAGAGTGCCTATTGTTCCCGTAAGACTGTTCTGTGTTACCGGAACGCGGTTGATAGAACGGATATCTAATCCTGCACCGTTAATCACACCAGTAGCAGAAACGCCGGATACAGGCTCATCTACGTTTAGTTTTAGTGTTCCTATTGCTCCCGTAGCTGACACACTACTTAGTGCCTCAGACAAGTTTACACTTAAAGTGCCTATGCTGCCCGTAGCCTGTACGCCGTCGGGGAAAGCAGTATCTAGGATAACACCGACAGTGTTAACCTGACCAGTCGCGGACACGCCGACCAGCTTTTCTGTAATGTCGATCTCGAATCCACCAGCGGAAACAGGTTGTATTGCACCTGTTGCTGAAACACCCGTAATAGCTACTTCCGGCTGTACAGTACCATAGCTTGCGGAGCCGTACGTGCCGGTTCCGTATAGGGCATCAGTGGAATCGTAGAACGCCATGTTCTACTCCTTACGCAATGCGAATTACAGCGTTTGAAGCGTCGGCAGCAGGAAATTCGATTGTCAAGTCACCGGCAGTAGCAGAAACAGTTCCGCCAAAGTCGATAACGCAAATTGCAGCGTTAGATGCGGCAGTGTTGTAGATAATACAACCATCTGCAGATGTCGTGACGTTTGCAAATACTTCGTCAGCAAAGTCAACGATTGCAGTGGTTCCGTCTACAGAAATTGTGGCTGAGTCGAGAGCCTGACCACCAGCCGTGTAGTTGGTGCCAGTTGCTTCGTCTGAGTTACCAGTTACGTCTGAATAGTTGGTTGTTGTCGCATCGTAAGTTCCTGACGGGGAAGCCTTGATGAGAGCAAGTTTGAGTGAATCTGTGTCTAGGTCGTGCGTACCGCCCAAAAGTTCAGACTTGAACGATGTGCACATTGCTGTGGTAATTGCCATTGGGTTACTCCTTTAGGGCAGTTTACAAGGAAGTTTCAAAGAACTCCTCAAGGGATATTGAAATATTTACGGAACTATTTGCGCTTGCAAG